CGTGGATTCTCAGCGTGATCCAGGCGGCGCGAATGCAGGTAGAGGCGGATAACGGTCGGACGCTTGTGCCCACTACGCTCGAGATGACCTTCGATCAGTTTCCGCTCGAGCGCTGGATTCCGCTGCCTCGCCCCCCGCTGATCTCGGTGGATGTGGTGTCCTCTGTGGATACCGTCACGGGCCTGGAGACCGTCTTCGACCCGTCGAATTACTTCGTCGACACCTACTCACAGCCGGGCCGTCTCTGCCTGTGGCCGGCGAAGATTTGGCCGGTCGGCGTGCGCTGGCTTCAGGGCGGGAAGATTCGCTGGACGGCGGGCTATACCGGGACGATTCCAGCCAGGCGGCTCCACATGATGAAGCTCCTCATCGGCAACTGGGACTCGAATCGCGATTCGAGCGGGGTCATGCGTGGCACGCCTGACGTGTATCCGCTCGGCTACGACGCATTGAACAGCGACGCAATTTACTCGCTTGGGTAAGTGACTGATGACCACCTGGGCTCAAAAGCGTCCGGCTATGAAGGAACGGCTGACGATTCAGCACAACGATCCGCCTGTGCTGAGCGTGGTGTCGCTGACGCGCGCCGGCGCCATCGTCACCGCCACCACGGCGACGCCACACGGCTACCTGTCCACGGATTACGTCACCGTCGCGGGCGCGGTCGAATCGCTGTTCAACGGCAAGTTCAAGATCACCGTCACTGGAGCGACGACGTTTACGTATGTGGGTGGCAGCGGGGCTGGGGCCACCGGCACGATCAGTGTGAAATACACGTCGAACGCGGCCGGCGGGCAGGGTGCGAACGGCGCCGCGTGGCGCGACCTCGCGACGGTGCGGGCGGAGATGGTACCGCTCACCTCGAACGAACGGCTACAGCTCGCCGCGATCCAGTCCACCACGACGTATCGCTTCCGCGTGCGCATGCGCACGGATCTGCTGCCGACGATGCGCGCGCTCTGGACGCCGTCGTGGCCGCCGAGTGCGGGGCTGCAGGTCCTCCAGATCACTGGCATCATCGCTGACGATGCCGAGCTCGTCTATCAACTTATTGAAACGGCGGCCGCGGCATGACTGTCCTGACCGCGGCAGCGCCCGTCATGTCTGGAGTCTTCGATCTCCTTCAAGACCAGACGCTGCAGGCAGCGATTGGCGGTCGCCTGTTTGACGAGTTGCCCGAAAATGTGCCGCGGCCGTGCGTGCTGATCGAAGTGTTATCCGAGACGGACATCCGCGGACTGGGCCAAGGCGATCTCCCAGAAGTCGATCTGAGGGTCCACGTGTTTTCAGACCTGGGCTCCATCGTGGAAGCTCAGGAACTCAACCGCCAAGTCAAAGCGATCTTGAAGGACGCGGCGATCACCATTGCGGGCTATGCGCAGGCGGGGCTCATCGTGTACCACCAGACGATCGCGCTTCCTAATCAGACACTTCAAGGCGTGCTCGTGCACGAGATCGTCAGTCTGTTCACCGTGTGGGCGGTGGCCTGATGACCGATCAGCTCCGCGATCCTGCGTCGGCGCTCGTGGATCCGCAGGGACGACCCGCCTCGAAACGGCGCGAGCCGGATCAGGGGTGTCCGGGTGAGTTCCGCGGCTCACGCTGTGGCGCGGAAAAAGATCAGCGCGTGCCGTCGACTGGGTTCGGGCAGGTGCCGTACCCGATCTGTAGCCGTTGTGGCTGGGCATTCGTGTCTGAGGTGTTCTCGTGAATGACGAACTGAACGGCAAGGACTTCATCGCGCTCCGGCGCTTGTCGGACGCGGACGACGTGACGATCGCGGACATCGGCGCCACCTGCGAGCGCGTGCCGGCGGCGGCCTCCGGCGGGACGGTGAGCGAGGCGCTGGCGCGGTTGCTGGCGAGCGGCAAGATCGCGCACGTCATTGACCGACGCGCGACGCCTCCGCAGCTACGGGCAGAGCTTCCGCTGGCCGAGCCTCCTGTTCCTGCGGTCGACGCCGCCGTTGAGGTCGTGCCTCTCACGATGCCAGCGACGACATCAGAAGGAGCCGTCTGATGCCACGCTGGTCCGGCGTCAATGCGTCTATGTGCGTGATCGACGGCTACGACTGGCTCATGTCGAAGCCGCGCACGATGTCGCTCAAGATCGAATCGATCACCGAGCAGACCGACGGCTTCGGCGATCCGAGCGAAGCCTACTCGCCGGTGGGTAAGCAGAAGTTTACCTTCGCGCAGGGGGGCGGCTTCTTCGACACGCAGGCGGCGGGGCTCCATGCCGCGATGATGGCCGTGCAGACCGGGGTGCCCGTGACGCCAGCGGCCGTGCCTCGGATCGGCGTCGTCGGGGTGATGGGGCAGACCGTGGGCGCGGTGTTCTACGGCCTCGGTGGGCTGTTCACGACGATCTACGAAGTTCTGTATCAGAACAACAAGCTCACCAAGGCGAACGTCATGTATGCGATGGCCGGGGTCATCGAGGACGGGATGATCGTCCAACCGCTCGCGGCCAAGACGGTGAGCTGGAACACCAAGACGCTCGGCACGCCGACCGACTACACGCTCGATCCCTCGCAGGTGACGATCCCGATCACGTCGAACTCGATCGCGAACCCGACCGTCATCACGACGGCGGTGCCGCACAAATTGGCGACCGGGCACATCGTCCTGATCTCCGGCGTGGCGACGAGCTCGCCGACGATTAACGCCGAACTCGCCGTCACCGTGATCGATGCCACGCATTTCTCGGTGCCGGTGAACGTGACTGTGGCCGGCACCGGCGGATCCTTCGTGCGATCGAATTCGCTCAACGGCGGCGCGTTCTATCAGGAAATTACCGCCATGACCGCGGCCGGCTTTGTCGGCAAGATTCGGGACTCGGCTGACAACACGACGTTCGCGGATCTCGCGACCGCGGCGAATGCGACCGCGGCACCGAACGCACAACGCATTACCAGCATGGCGGATCAAGTTGTGGACCGCTGGCTGAGTTTCGACGGCGCTGTCACGGGATCTGGTATCACGGCATTCGGTGGGTTCGCGCGGTTCTAACGGGCCATGACGGACCAGGACCTCGCGCGGCGCACGGTGGAGGCGAACCAGATCGAGCTGGCCGTGCGCCAGCACGTGGACACCACCGACGATCCGCACGAACGGACGATCTCGGTGTCGGCACTCAGGCAAGCCGTCGCGCTGCGCGTCGCGCTCGGGAATTGGATCGTGGCTCGCGCCACACGAACACAGCGGACATCCGCGCCGGCTGCGGCCGTGACGCAATAGGGAGAGAGAACCATGCCACCAACACTTCACGGCTCCGCCGACTCCACCACGATGGTCCAGTACACGGACTCACCGGGGGGAACGCTCCGCAATGTCACCTCACAGATTCGCACGATCGGCGGGCTGAAGATCGAGCAGATCACCGAAGAGAACAGCCCCTTCGGCGCCACGTCCGAAGCCTACGTGATGGTCGGCAAGCAGAAGTTTGCCGACGTCCAGATGGACGGCGACTGGGACACGACGGCGCTCACCGGATCCCATGCCGTGTTCGGCACGCCGGACACCGATCCCAACGGGGCGACGCGCTCGCTCGTCGTGACGCCAGGCGGCAGCAAGACGCTGACGGTCCCGACACGCCTGGTGAGCTTCGAGATAAAAATGGTGGATTCTAAAATCACCGGGTATGCGGCGGTGGTTCGGCAGGCGGGATTGGCCGTCTGGTCCTGATACTGAGTCGTCGTCACAACAGCCGTCACCGCAGCGGCCGGCTGTGCATGAGGCACAGCTCGCCGCGTGCCGTCACCCTGGAGTAGTGAAGTATGTCGATCTTTTCGTCAGGTACGCTCGTCACCATCCCGATCCCAGCCTCGGTCGATCCGTCGCCGGGGGAGCACACCGTCACGATCCAGAAACTCAGCGGGCGCAAGCTGGGGCGGTCGCAAAAGCTGTTCTTCAACGACCTGATCGCGGAGGTCCAGACGCGGGGCGGGGCCAAGGTGCAGAAGGACATCCAGACGCTCTTCGAGAAAACGCCAGAAGAGAAGGCGGCGGCCGATGCCGAAGTCGCCAAGGTCCAGGCGGACCCGCTCAACGGCTTCGACAAGTACTCGCTGCTCTATGACGGCATCGCGGCGTGGACGTATCCCGAATCCTTGCAGCGCGTGCCGACGATCGAGGTCGTCAACGATCGCCCGGTCACGGTGATGCGGATTCCCGCGATCGACGATCTCGACGACGCCGCCGTGGACTTCTTCGCGACGGAGATCATGCGGATCACGAAGCCGTCGCTGTTCCTGACGCCGGAGGAAGCGAAGACAGAACAAAAAAACGTCTGACGCTTTGTCATCGCGCCATCGATGATGACGAAGCGCCGTATCCGTTCGCGCTCTGGTTGGCGAATCTCTGTGAGCACTTCCCCGGCCG